CAACATCACCAGCCAGCGCCGCTTCATCCTCAGCAGAAAGGTTCTTCAGCTCCTTGCCTGTCATCTTGGAAACGTCCAAGCTCGATGCTCGCGCCCCAACACCTGATGGCTTGTTCGGCACTTTGGCTGCGCGATCCAAACCTTTCTGCAGATCAGGCTTAACCGCTTCCGGCTTTTTGGCCTCTGGCTCAGTCTTGGTCGCAGCGTAGCGCGGCCCAATCTTGGCAGCCGCCAGTTCTAGAGCCTCAGCGGGTGTCTTGCCCTTAGCGACAAAGTGCTGATGCCAGACCAGCGTTTCGTCGATGGCATCCTGATTCTTGTCGTCGCTTTCCGCGCTCAGAAATGGGTACGCTGCATACGCCTTGGTCAATGCGAGCTCAAATTCGAGCTTTGTTCGCTTGGCGTCGTCGGTGGCTTTGTTAGCCTGATACCGCCGATCCGCGACCTGCTCCGCCTCAGCAATAGCGGCCTTTCGTTCCTGTGCGCGAATTTCGGCCCGAATCTGTTTGGCTTTGGTGCTGTCTCCGTCCAGGAATGCAGCCTGATAGCGGTCCTCAGCGTCGTCGAAGTCATATTGAGGCGCCACTTCCTCCTTCTTTGATTCGGCGGCCGGGGCCGAGCCCTTGGCGCGAGCAAGCTCCTCTTCCAGTTCAAGGACGCGCGCACGGTGCAGCTTGGCCTCTTCGTTGACCTCGTTGAAACGGGCGTGCGGGATCATCTTCGGCTTATCGTCGCCGGCGATAGAAGCCAACGTGTCGGCGCTGTACTGCGGCTGGTCATTGTCCGGCTCACCGCTACCCGGCTCGGACTGGTCATCAGGCTTTACTGACTGCTGTGCTACGGCGCCTTCAGGATCATCCTGCGGCGGCACGTAGTCTTCCCCGCTCAGTGCGGCCTCTTCGGCCAGTCGAGCGTTGATGTCTTCTTGCGACTCTTGTACTGCTTCAGCTTTACTCATGGTCTGCCCCTGGGTGTGCGTGATTACTTGGCGATCTTCTGAAGTTCGGCCATTTTCTCTTTGGCCAATGCCTGGGCGGCTTTCAGTCGTTTCGGGTCTTTTTGAATCTCAGCGGCCTCGGCCAGCGAACGAAGGTCCTGCTCGACCTTCCATTTCATGTCTTCGGCGGCCATGTCGGACTTGCTCATGCGGGTACTCCTTCGATGCGCTGGGTTTCGATACCGGTGTCCATGCCTACAGCAGGGCTTGCCGGAGTGAGTGGATTGGTGTTCTTGGGTAGGTCAGGCGCAGCCAATACCGTGCCGGTGTACTCAGGCACGATTGGCGCGGCGTTGTGATCGACGTAGCCGGCCGACAGCAGCAGTGCGTCAGCCAGGTTTGCGGTGGCGGGTGTCTGCGCAATGGTTGCGGCTGTCTGAATAGCGCTGAACTGGGCTGTCACGGACTTGGCAACGGTGTCTGCGCGCGTGTCGTCTGCCTGAGCCTTGATCAGGTCCAGGCTTGCGGCTGACTTAGCAGCATCTGCCTGTGAGCGGGTGGTTTCGGCCTGTGTCTTCTGCGCCTGGGCGGCCAGTAGTTCGGCCTTGGCCTGCAAGGTAGGATCCACTGGCGGCGCCGGCTGCTGCGACATCGCGTCGACGATTTCCTGCTTATTGGCAAGGTTCGAGTAGCCGATGATGTAGGACCACGGAATGTTCGCCCCCTTCTCGTTCAGTTCGATCGCCTGCAGGAACTGGCTGTTCTCGAATGTGATCTGGGCTGGCGCCTCGGTGACCACCACGTCATATTCACCGATTGTCAGGTCGTTCAGGATGCGTGCGTCAGCCTGCGGCCAATTCAAAGGGATTTCAGTTGTAGATTCCTTGCCTGATGGGTCCGACTCAGTAATGCGCATGATCCTTGGCTGGTCATAATACATCTGGATCAGCTCCAGAATGCGCGTGGCAAGCATAGATCGAGTGCGCCCCAAGTTGTCCAGCGGAACAGCCAATTGCTGCTGAGCAGCGAACTGGCGCGTCTGGATGGCAATGCCGGACACTTCATTGCTCTGTGCGCCAGACATCGCTTGATTGACGCCCGTGGCCGTCTCCAGCAGTGCCGAGGCGCGGTCAATGATTCGGTCCATGCCGGTCGGCACCTGATTCGGCTGGATCTTCTGCGGTCGGTCAGCGACTGCGGTCTCTTTCTTCACCACCAGGTGCAAACCGGTCTCGGCGCCGCGATCAGCGAGCTCATCATCGGTCATGTTCACAAGGGACCCAGCAGTGGTGATCCACCCGCTGTTCGCCGTTGTGTTGATGATGTGCAGCATTTGGCTCATCGACTTGTTCAGCAACTGCTGTGGACCGATCGCGTCATCCACAAGTCCGCGGGTTTTGCCGCGGCGGAACGTTGGAAAGAATGGGACCACGGTGAAGTGGTTGAACGGCGACCAGTCATCATGCAGCACCCGATCCTTGGTGGTGATCAACCAGCGCACGCGGCGTACTTTGCGCTTCTGGCGAATCCCGCCAGCGGCGATCATCTCTTCAACGGCATTGGGGTTGATGTCCTCGACTAGTCGAATGTCACCAGTCGCGCTGATCACTACGTCAGCCGTATCCATCTGCCAGAACTGCCGATCGATGATCCGGTAGCGCTTGGTGGACTTGTCATCCTCGTCTTCGCCGTAGAATTCTGGGAAGAAGGCATCAGCGTCACCGAACTTCGCGCGTTCGACGTCATCGGCCACGGGCAGGAAGGTGTCGCCGGAGTAATCTTCTTCGTCCAGCGCCTTGAGCGCCTTGGTGCCCATGAGCATCTCAATCTCGACCTGGGTGAGCATTCGAGTGATGGTTACGTCAGCCCAGTCGTCAGGGTCGTAGCTGTTTGCGTCGGGATCAGGGATCACATCCATCGGGTCCAGGATGTCAATCTTGATCTCGCCGAGGATTGTGTCGGCATAGCTCATGCGGATGTCGAAGAACCCGCGCTGCTGGATGACTCCATCACTAAAGACCTGAGTTTCCTTGAAGTGCAGCTGGTTGTTGTCGGCGATCTGCATGGCGAGCTTTGAGAGCGTGCTGGCCGTCTCGGCATCAGCTGCACCGGCGCGTGGGCGGAAACCGATATCCATGCGGTTGCCTATCTGGTAACCCACGGCCGCGTTGATCTTGTTCTTGATCTGGTTGAATTCCAGAGCCGGACGGCCAGCCTCGGCTAGAATCTGCCGGTCGATATCCTTCCACTGGCAGCCGCCGCCCAGGTAATAGTTCTCGCACTCGCGCGCCTTCTCGACATAATCGCGATGACCGCGGTTCAGGCCGTATTCGTAGCGGGACCAATTCTCTGTCGCTTTTTGGTTTTCGGAGGCTTCAGCCATGTCAGGCACTCATCGGGGATTTACGAGCGTTCCGGCGCAGTAACTTCGCCTTCCAGTCATCGATGTGTTGGTCGTCAGCGGAAACTGGCTCAGCGAATGTCAGAGCCAGTGCATCGCCGTCGTCAGGAGAACGACCGATTTCCTTCTTGGCGTCTTCCTTTGGCTTGAGCTTCAGCTGGCCGTTGCTGGTGTACTTATCTTTGGCAGCGGACGTCAGATCGGCGTGCAACTGGTCGTCGTCAGGGATGGATGGGGTGATGTCGTCGTGGATCCACTCAGCCATCTCGCCCCACATCTCACAGCGCTTGTTGGCGTATTTGCGTGAGTCAGACGCAGCCGAGCCGAAGTTGACGGCGGTCACCCGGTCGCCAAACCCCAACTCGACGAGACGGTCATAGATCCCTGCACCCAGGCCACCGATGTCGATGAACATCATGCGAATGGTCTTGTCATCCATCAGCATGCGGGCGGCCTGCCCTGCTACAGCCATGGTGTCCGGGACGTTGTTGCGCTCGATCCCCCAGGCAACCCGACCTTGGCGGTGAATGAACGTCGAGATGTCGCCACCGCGCGCCGGGTCAAGGCCCACAACGTGAGCGCCGATGCGCTGCATGTGCTTGATCTGCTTCTTGCGGGCAAGCGAAACCTTGACGGTCTTGATCAGGGGTTTGTGGCCGACCTTCTGGAAGGCGAGGTCAGGCGTGGCTGGGTATTCCTGGTTGAACCAGTCTTCATCGCCTGCGAAGTCGGTTGCGATCTTCGCCGCGCGCCAGGCCATCTGCTCTTCATCGAGGTCATAGGCCTCCATGTATTCGTAGTCTTCCTCGCTCATCTCGAAATCTTTCGGGACGGCGCGACGGTAGCCACGTTCTACGAACCACGGAATGAAGACGGCCATGTAGTCGGACTTCCCAGCGACGGCCAGGGTCCAGAACTGGTGGTACAGGTTGCCCATGCCGTCGGCAGTTGATTCAATGATTGCTTCGCTGCCTTCGATCAGGGGTACGGTCTGGCCCAGGCCGGCCATGATCTTCTTGGCGTTGGGCCAGAACGCCATTTCAGACGCATGCAGGTATTGGATGGTGTCTGACCGTCCAGCGCCCGGGCTTCCCGCTGTGGCGACCTTATAGCCGCTGCGTAGCTTGGCGAATGAAAGCTCGGTTCCGGAGTTCGCCTTGATCGCGGGGCGCAGCGTGTCGTCGCTCAGCTCGAAGAACGTCTTCGCCATACCGAACAGGTTCTGTGTGGCTCCGTCCAGGTGCGTGAGGATCATCGTGCGCTTGCCGAAGCCCATACATGTGCGCTTGTAGAAGCGAGCTGCGACGTAGGTGCTGATGCCCTGTTGGCGCCCCTTCAACACGATCACGCGAACCCAGCCAAGCTCGGCGCGCTGCTCCTCGATGCGCGCATGCAATACCCGCTGCGCGTCATTCCACACGAACGGGAGAATTTCGCCTTCCTTCGTGCGGATCTTCAGATTGCGCGCGCAGTAGAGCTCATCATCGGTGATGAGCTGGGTGAGCATGGCGTCGGCTGACATGGGTTACTCAGTCGCCTGCAACAAGCGCTGCTTGAGTTCGTAGCCCATCAGGGGCCAGATCTTTTGCTCTGCGTTCTGACGAGCTATCTTGCGACCAATCACGGGATCGAAGTTCTCGGGGCTAGCGCAGGCGGATTCACCAGTTACCGTAAACCCGTTTCTCAATACCAGAACGCAAAAGGTCAGAAGGCTGAGTGGGTTCTTCATACCAGGCTGCGAGAAATAGCCGATCTCGGTAGTGCCGTTATGCTTCGAGACGGCACCGGTTCTGCCCTCTTCAGCAGTGAAGTAGCACGCACCGATTATATTTGCCTGAATGTCAGCCGGAGACACACGGGGAGCCGTCAGTCCCTTCGCCTGAATCTCGTTTTCAATCGCGGAATCGTTCATGCCCTGCCCCTATCTCGATGATCGAAATGACAGGAGCAACGCTATGTGACTGGATTTCCTGTGCAACAGGCATGAAAAAGCCCCGTCGACGCAGGGCTTTTTCTTCGATGCAGGCTTCGTATTTAGGCGGCGAGCAATTCGCCGTCAGCTGGTTCAGGCTGTATCCTGGCTGAACTCATCACGAAGTGGTTGCCCTCGGCGCGCAGATTGGAGGCAACGCTGGTTGTGGTCGGTTCGCCACCGGAGCGCCAGTGAACCAAGGCGATGTCGAGTCGCGCGACAGAGGTACCGTGGAACTCACCGATGGACTTCAGGCTGGACAGCACATAACTGGGCTTGTCCATGGTGGACGCGAAGGCGGAACCGAAACAAGCGCAGAGCGCGAGGCAGGCGATGGACAGGAAGCGTTTGATCATCATGGTTGAGGCTCCGGTGCAGTTTAGAGGAACTATCTGGTCAACAGGAGCCTTGAGGATTTGTGACTGGGCCGTGCTGTCAAGCTTAGACGCCACCCCGCCCCAGGCTGTCGATTGCATGCATGAAACCCCTCGCAAACGATTCCTTCTGCGCATCTCTTGAGTCGCGAATCTGTCCGGGCAACAGTTCCGACTTCAGCAGTAGCGCCGCCTCTTCGTTATGCGTGAATAGCATCAATGACTCACACCTGCCGCGCCGAATGACTTCTGCGGTAATCTCAACAAACCAAGCGTCCATCTGCTCAATCGGTGACGCATTGGCGTGACTGAGCATTGCAGCGGCTGGACGATGAACGACCATCCTCACTGATCCCTGGCTTAAAATAAATTCGTGCGCCCATGGCTTGAGGTCGATGACCGTTATCGGCTCAAGGTCGTGCGTGTAAAGGACAGCTCTCATCGG